TAGGCCAAAAACAGAACTTGCATACAGAGTTCCTGCTAGTAGATTTACGAGACGTAAACTAGACAGTAACGAACAATTAGAAGAACTAGAAGGATTAGATACAACTATTGACTGGAAAAATACAGGAGACAATAGTTATGATGGTGAAAAATTAAAACTACTTGTACATGATGAATCTGGTAAATGGGAAAAACCTGACAATATATTAAACAACTGGAGGGTTACAAAAACTTGTTTACGATTAGGTTCTAGAATTATAGGCAAGTGTATGATGGGTTCAACGTCAAATGCTTTAGACAAAGGGGGTAGAAATTATAAAAAAATATATGATGATTCAGACGTTACCAGAAGAAACCGCAACGGACAGACTAGCTCGGGATTATATAGCCTGTTCATTCCTATGGAGTGGAATTACGAAGGATACATTGATTCTTATGGATTACCTGTCTTTGAGACACCCAAAGAAAAAAAGACGGGACCTGATGGCTTCCCGATTGAAATAGGTGTAATAGAACACTGGGAGAATGAAGTAGAAGGTCTTAAGGACGATCCTGATGCACTTAATGAATTATATAGGCAATTTCCACGTACTGAGAAACATGCATTCAGAGATGAAACAAAACAATCGCTGTTTAATCTTACAAAGATCTATGAACAAATAGATTACAATGAAGATTTAAAACACTCTAACGTTGTTACGCAGGGTAATTTTCAATGGGAAAGTGGGATTAAAGATACAAGCGTTATATTTGTTCCAAGTAATCAAGGTAGATTTTATGTTTCATGGGTTCCAAACAAAGATCAACAAAATAGAGTTCTTATAAAAAATGGTAGAAAGTTTCCTGGTAATGATCATATGGGAGCTTTTGGGTGTGATAGCTACGATATATCTGGAACTGTTGATGGAAGAGGATCAAAAGGATCACTACATGGATTAACTAAGTTTAGCATGGAAGACGCTCCACCTAATTTATTTTTTTTAGAATACATAGCTAGACCTCAGACTGCTGAAATATTTTTTGAAGATGTACTTATGGCTTGTGTATTTTATGGTATGCCTATACTTGCAGAGAATAACAAACCTAGATTATTATATCATTTTAAACGAAGAGGTTATAGAGGTTATTCTATGAACAGACCAGATAAAACAATACATAAATTATCTGTAACAGAAAAAGAAATAGGTGGTATACCTAATTCAAGCGAAGACGTTAAACAAGCACATGCTGCTGCTATTGAAGCTTATATAGAGATGTTTATTGGGTATAACAATGAACAGTATGGAACAATGTACTTTCAACGTACGTTAGAAGATTGGGCTGCTTTTGATATAAACAATAGAACAAAACATGATGCATCAATAAGCTCTGGTCTAGCGATCATGGCTTGCAATAAAAACAAATATAGACCCGTTGCTGAGGTTATAAAACAACCTGTAAATTTAAACTTTTCTAAGTATGACAATAGAGGCAATGAATCAAAAATAATTAATAGATGAAATTAAACACTGGTATTAATAGTGCGTTTCCAGATCAGATGGTATCTGAACAGGAAAAGAAAACTTTAGAATATGGATTATTAGTTGGGCAAGCTATTGAATATGAATGGTTTAGAGGCGGTAGAGTTAATGGAAGCAGATGGAATACAGGTTACCAAAATTTTCATAATCTTAGATTATATGCTAGAGGAGAGCAAAACGTACAAAAATATAAAGATGAATTATCTATAAACGGTGATTTATCTTATTTAAATTTAGACTGGAAACCAGTGCCTATTATACCTAAATTTGTAGATATAGTCGTAAATGGTATAGCTTCTAAAGATTATGATTTAAAAGCATATGCTCAAGATCCTTTTTCTTTAAAACAAAGAACAGATTATGTAGGTGGTATATATAGAGATATGATGGCTAAAGATTATCTTGATCAAATAAAACAAACTACAGGTATTGATTTATACAACTCTGATCCTAAAACATTACCACAATCAAAAGAAGAATTAGAAATACACATGCAATTAAACTACAAACAATCTGTAGAAATTGCTGAAGAAGAAGCTATTAATAATACATTAGCTTTTAATAAATATCAATTAACTAATAAACGATTAATTGAAGACATTGTCACTATAGGTATTGGAGCTGTTAAAACAACTTTTAATAAATCAGAAGGTGTTGTAATTGATTACGTTGATCCGGCTAATTTAGTTTATTCATATACAAATGATCCTAATTTTGAAGACATATATTATGTAGGTGAAATAAAGTCTATGACTTTAGCTGAAATAAAGAAAAGATTTCCATATCTTACAGATAAAGAATTAGAGCAGATGGTTAGGTATCCTGGTCGCGATGGTTATATAGCAAATCCTAATTATGATAACGATTTAGTTCAAATATTATTTTTTGAATACAAAACATTTATTGATCAAGTTTTTAAAATTAAAAAAACAGACACAGGTTTAGAAAAAACACTAGAAAAGCCTGATACATTTAACCCACCTGAAAGTGATAATTTTGATAGAGTATCAAGGTCTATAGAAGTTTTATTTAGTGGTGCTAAAGTAATGGGTGTTCCACAAATGTTAGAGTGGAAATTAGCTGAGAACATGACAAGACCTAATAGTGACTTAACTAAAGTTAAAATGAATTACGTTATATGTGCACCTAATTTATATCAAGGCCGTATTGAGTCTTTGGTTAGTAGATGTACAAGTTTTGCTGATATGATTCAATTAACATCGTTAAAATTACAACAAGTAATTCAGCGTATGGTTCCAGATGGTGTATTTGTAGATGTTGATGGTTTAGCAGAGGTTGATTTAGGTAATGGCACTAACTATAATCCACAGGAAGCATTGAATATGTATTTTCAAACTGGTAGTATAGTTGGTAGAAGTTTAACGCAAGATGGTGATCCTAATAGAGGTAAGGTGCCTATACAAGAGTTACAAACATCTAGTTCAAATGGAAAAATAGCATCACTTATAAATACATATCAGTATTATTTACAAATGATAAGAGACGTAACAGGTCTCAATGAAGCACGAGACGGCAGTTTACCAGACAAAGACGCGTTAGTGGGATTGCAAAAAATGGCTGCCAATGCTTCAAATATTGCTACCAAACATATTGTTGACGCTAGTTTATATTTAACATTAAGAACTTGTGAAAATATTTCATTAAGAATAGCCGATGCTTTAGAGTTTGATTTAACTAAACAAGCGTTAATGCAGAGTATTTCTTTAACTAATACCCAGAACTTAGAAGAATTAAAAAATCTTCATTTATATGATTTTGGTATTTATCTTGAGCTTGAGCCCGATGATGAAGAAAAGGCTATGTTAGAACAAAATATACAAGTGGCTTTACAATCAGGTCAAATATATTTAGAGGATGCTATAGATATTCGAGAGGTTAAAAATATAACTTTAGCTAATCAAATATTAAAATATAGAAGAATACAAAAACAAAAACAAGATCAACAAGCTCAACAAGCGCAAATACAAGCACAGGCTCAATCAAACATGCAGCAGTCTGAGCAAGCAGCTTTAAATGAAGTTCAAAAACAAGAGGCTTTAGCTAATACCGAAATACAAATAGAGCAAGCTAAATCTCAGTTTGAAATACAAAGAATGGAGCAAGAGGCGTTAATTAAAAAACAATTAATGGCTGAAGAATTTCAATATCAGTTACAATTAGCTCAAGCAAAAATAAATACTGATAGAGAAAAAGAACAATTTATAGAAGATCGTAAAGATAAAAGAACTAAAATACAAGCAACGCAGCAATCTAAAATGATTGAGCAACGCCAAAATGACTTGTTACCTACAGATTTTGAATCAGCAGGTATGGATAATTTAGGCGGATTTGGTTTAGAGCAGTTTGAACCGCAATAAACTATTTATTAATTTTTATTATATTATATTATGTCAGAACAAGTAAAAGAAGAAGGCACGTTTAAAATTAAACGTAAGCCTAAACAATTGGTAAAAGACGATGTTATTAAAGTCGATTTATCAAAACCTAAAACAGAAGAAACAGATGCCATTCAAGTCGGAGAAACAAAGAAGGTGGTTGTGGAAGAACAAACCGGAGATAGCCCTAAAGTGGACGAACAAGTACCAGAGCCCAGCCCAGTTTCTGAAATTAAAGAAGAAAAAGAAGTAAAACCTATTGAAGAAAAAGTTGAAGAAGAAATACAAGAAATAGGTGAAAAAATTGAAGAAAAAGTTATTGCTCCTACACCTGAAGAGGCAAGAGAAGTAGCTAAATTACCTGAGAACATTGAAAAAGTCGTAGACTTTATGAAAGAAACAGGTGGAACATTAGAAGATTACGTAAGATTAAACGCTGATTATTCTAATGTAGATAACGATACTCTTTTAAGAGAGTATTATAAACAAGCCAAATCACACTTAGATTCAAGTGAAATTAACTTTTTAATTGAAGATAATTTTTCATATGATGAAGAAGTGGACGAGGAGCGTGAGATTCGTAAAAAGAAACTTGCGTATAAAGAAGAGGTTGCTAAAGCCCGAAAGCATTTAAATGGTTTAAAAAGTCAATATTACGAGGAAATCAAGTTGAGACCTGGTATGACACAAGACCAACAAAAAGCAATGGACTTTTTCAATCGCTATAATGAAGAGCAAAACACAGCTCAACAACAACATGAGGACTTTAAGTCTAATACTAAAAACTATTTTACTAATGAATTCAAAGGTTTTGATTTTCAAGTTGGTGAAAAAAAATTTAGATACGGAGTTAAAAACCCTAATGAAGTTGCAACTAAACAATCGAATATTACAAACACAATTAAGAGGTTCTTAGATGATAAAGGTAATGTAAAAGATGTTAAAGGTTATCACAAAGCTATGTATGCCGCTGAAAACGTTGACAAAATAGCGCAGCATTTTTATGAGCAAGGTAAATCCGATGCTACTAAAAATCTTGTTGCTAAATCTAAAAACATATCCGAGGATGTTAGGCCAGCGCCTACCGGAGACGTATTTGTTGGTGGATTAAAAGTTAAAGCTATAAGCGGTCTTGATTCTTCAAAACTGAAGATTAAAACAAGAAAATTTAACTAAAAACAAAATTAATTATTATGGGACAAATTAATCCTGTGTTTGGAAGTATTGTACCTTCTCAACAACAATTAGCTTTGCAAAACAATTATCTAGCGTTTAACGCTGGAGCTAATGACTTTGCTCAGCAATACCTACCTGAAGTTTATGAAGCTGAGGTAGAAAGATATGGAAACAGAACGTTAAACGGTTTCCTTAGAATGGTTGGCGCTGAAATGCCAATGACATCTGATCAAGTTATTTGGTCAGAACAAAATAGATTACACGTTTCTTATGAAAATGTAGCTCAAACAGGTGGTGCAGGTTCTGCTACATTAGAGTTTGCTCTAGGTGGAAACCCAGCTGTATCAAATGCTATTTTTCCAAATGATACAATCGTTGTAATGAACCCATCTACAGGTGTTACATTAAAAGGTGTGGTAAAAACAAGTTTACCAGGTGGTTTAGGACAGCAAGTTATTGCTTACCCTTTTACAGCTGCTAACTGGGATGCTTTAGGAGTTGGAGCTACAAATCTTAAACTATTTGTATACGGTTCTATCTTTGCTAAAGGAACTGTTGGACCTGTAGATAACGGCTTAGGTGCTGGGTCTTACAAGTCTATCCAACCTTCATTTACACAATATTCTAACAACCCAATTATCATAAAAGATTCATTCCAAATCAATGGTTCTGATATGGCTCAAATTGGATGGGTAGAAGTTGCTACAGAAGATGGAACATCAGGATACTTATGGTATTTAAAGTCTGAGTCTGAAACAAGATTACGTTTCGACGATTACTTAGAAATGGCAATGGTTGAAGGTGAATTAGCTAGTGGAGCTGGAGGTGTAAGCTTTGCTGCACAACAAGCTAATGTCCAAGGATTTGGAGGCGGTATCAACGCTTATGGATCTCAAGGTCTTTTCTCTGCTATCCAAGCAAGAGGTAATGTAATGTCTGGATTCTCAGCTGGTACTGGAATTTCTGACTTTGATCAAGTGCTTAAAAATCTAGATACTCAAGGAGCTATTGAAGAAAACATGCTTTTCTTAAACAGAGGACTTGATTTAGATTTTGATGACATGTTAGGACAAATTTCAGGTGGAGCTGTAGGTGGAACTGCTTACGGTTTATTTGAAAATTCTGAAGACATGGCGCTTAATTTAGGTTTCTCTGGTTTCAGAAGAGGTTCTTATGACTTCTACAAAACTAGCTGGAAATACTTAAACGACGCTTCTACAAGAGGTGGAGTTGCAGTAAGTGGAATAGAAGGTGTATTAATACCTGCTGGAACATCAACTGTGTATGACCAACAATTAGGTACTAACATAAGAAGACCATTCTTACACGTTAGATATAGAGCTTCACAAACAGAAGACAGAAGATACAAAAACTGGATCACAGGATCTGCTGGTGGTGCTTACACTACTAACATTGATGCGATGCAAGTTAACTGGTTATCTGAAAGATGTTTGGTTACTCAAGCTGCGAATAATTTCGTATTATTCCAACAATAAGATTGCTTTAAAGAGTTGGGTGCTTCGGCACCCAGCCCTTTATTTTTATTAATTATATTATATTATATCATGTCAAAAACAAAAGAAACAATAGCCCCTAAATGGGAGATTAAAGATAGAAGATATTTTCTATTACACGATAAAGAACCATTAACATATACTTTAAATTCTAAAAACACTAGTAGACATCCATTATTATGGTTTGATGAAAAATCAGGTGAACAAAAAGAATTAAGATATGCTACAAATCAAAATTCTCCATTTGTAAATGAACAAAAAGGAGAAGTAACACTAGGACACATCGTATTTGAAGATGGTGTTTTAGCTGTTCCAAAACAAAAACAAAACTTACAAAAACTATTATCACTATATCACCCTAAAAAAGGTATTATATATTCTGAATGGGAAGCTGAGGTGGTTGCTGAAGATGAACTTGAAGATATTAATGTAGAACTAGATGCAATGATTGCAGCTAAAGAAATGGATATAGATCACGCTGAAGCTGTATTAAGAGTTGAACTAGGATCTAAAGTTTCTACGTTAAGTTCTAAAGAGCTAAGAAGAGATTTACTACTTATGGCAAGAAGAAATCCATCAGCATTTTTATCTGTAGCAAGTGATGAAAACGTAGGTTTAAGAAATATAGGTATAAGAGCTACCGAACAACATATAATAAAACTAGCTCAAGATCAAAGAACGTTCCATTGGGGATCTAATGATAGAAAACTAATGACTATACCTTTTGATGAAAACCCTTACTCAGCATTAGCCGCTTGGTTTAAAACTGATGAAGGTGTTGAAGTTTTCAAAACAATTAAGAAAAAGTTACAATAACATGTGACTATAATTATAGTGAAGGGTCACTTTGGTGGCCCTAATCACTATTAACTAAAATATTAAAATGGCAATAAATATAAACTCAGTTTACAAAGCGGTATTAGTTGTTTTACAACAAGAAAAAAGAGGTGTGCTTACACCCGTTGAATTTAACAAAATAGCTGCACAATCCCAGCAAGAAATATACACTTCATATTTTGATGAGTTAAATCAATTATTAAGAATGCCACAGACTTCCCTAGCTTATGCAGACCGTATGGCTTTATTAGATGAAAAAATACAAATATTTAAAAGAGTAGAAACAAAGACTACAGCTGCTGTTGGTGGATTTCCAACAACAACACTTAGTAATGTTAATGAATTAGGTTCTGTTATTTATTTAGCAGGAGGCACTACTCCTGGTAGAGAAGTTCAAAGAATACAAAAACAAGATGTTTATACTGTTAATGAATCTCCTCTAACAGCACCAACAGCTTTTTATCCTGTATATACTTATGAAAACAATGTATTAACTTTTTATCCTAGCACTTTACCTCTTGGAGCTAATATAAGTGTAAATTATTTAGCTTTTCCTGTTGATCCCGTGTGGGGTTTTGAAATAGAACCTAACTTAGGTAACTATATTTATAACGCTCAAAACTCAGTAAATTTTGAAATACATCAATCAGATCAACCTTTATTAGTTGATAAAATATTAGGTTATGCTGGTGTAATGACTAAAGATCAATTAGCTTTATCATTGGCCACAGGAAAAGAACAACAAATAAACGTAGATAATCAAAAATAAAAAAAAATGAGCACAACACCTTTAAGTAACGCTTTTATATCGGTAAATGATATTGTAAATAACTTTATTATATCATACACTGGACCAGGTAAAATAATACCGGATAGTAAAAGAACAGAGATAATATTTCATGCACGAAGATGTTTGCAAGAGTTTGCTTATGAAACGTTAAAAAGTCAATTCACAGAAGGACCTACAGCTGTAACAGTCAATGTAGCTATTCCTTTGCCAACAGATTTTGTTGCTGTAATATCAGCAATAAATGATGGGTTTTCTACAACCGTAAAACTTACAGAAGTTGATACACTAACTGCTCTTAGTACTGGTGAATTTTATATAGACTTTGTGGCTAAAACAATAACGTATGGTGATACTGGTAACGCTACTTTAACGTATTTATCAAATGCACTTACTACAGATGAATCAGCTGCTATTCCAAAACTAGCAGAAGAAGCTATGTACGCTTGTATGGTGTATGCAATACTTGCTAATAGAGAAAACTCAAACCCAAATACACTACAGAGGTTATTAATAGAAAAAACTGATAAATTAGAAAAAGCTAAATCAAGACTAGTATTCACTAATTTTTCTTAAATAAAACAAAAGATGGCAATAAACGTAAATACTGTATATCAAACCGTTTTATTAATATTAAACAAAGAACAGAGAGGTTATATGACGCCTGTTGAGTTTAATAAAACAGGTGCGCAAGCTCAATTAGATATATTTGAAACATATTTTGATAGCTTAAACCAGCAAATACGTGTACCACAGACTGATGCAGATTACTCTAATAGAGTTGTTAGTCTTGATGAAAAATTATCAATATTTAAAGAGTTTGGAAACGCTACGTCAATATCTTCCAGTAACGTTTTTAATTTACCACAGCAATTTTCAGGCTCAGGATCAATAGCAACAACAACTTTACCAGCTGCTACAGCTAGCGCAACTACAGCTTATGTTATACAAACAGCTACAGCTGATCAAATAACTAATGGAGTAGTAGAGGTTTTTGCTAATGGTGTTTTACTATCAGACACTTTATATAGCATATCTGGGACAACAATAAATTTCTTTTCACAACCAACGACTGGTCAAACGTTAATTGTTAATATATATCCTAAACAATTTTATAAATTAGGACAAGTTTTATATAAACCAAGTAGTTTTCCTATTGCAGAAGAGTTACAAAGAGTTTTAAGAGAAGAATTATATCATTTATTAAAATCTGATCTAACAGTTCCTAGCACAACAAACCCTATTTATTTATACGAAAATTCTCAACTTACTGTTTACCCTACAACTATAGTAGATGATATTGAAGTAGCGTATGTTAGAAAGCCTATTGCACCAATATGGAATTTTACAGCTGGATTAAATAATCAATACATTTTTAACGCTTCAACTTCATTTAATTTTGAATTACACTCAGCAGAGCAAACTGAATTAATATTAAAAATATTACTGTATGCTGGTGTTGTAGTCAAAAGTCCTGAAATAGTGCAAGTAGCGGCTCAACAAGTTGCTCAAGAAAATATTAACCAACAAAGATAATAAATTATGCCAAGACCTGACGGCGGTTTAATAACCGAAACTAATAGACAATATTACGCTGGAGCTCAGCAGTTTTATATATCATCTGCAGGTGCTGGTCAAACTTTTACTAGTACTTTTAACACTAATTTAATATATGGTAGTTCAGATAATGCTAATACGCAATATGGTTTAAATAATTTTAAAATATATTCTAGTGCAGATGGGCTTAATTGGTTAGAACTAACACCTGATAACTCTAAAACAACAGCAATAAACACTAATTCTAATGTTTCTACAGGTGAACAAACGCTAACTATTACATCGGCTAATGTAAATATTGCAGCTGGTATGACAATACAAAATACTGCTGGAACACAAATTTACGGAACCGTAAAACAAGTATTAACTACAACAACTTTTGTATGTACTATAACTATTCAAATACCAGCAAATGTTGATTTAGTTTTTAAATTTATAGAACCTTTTACAGAAGCTAATAATGTTGTAACAGTAAAATCTTATTTAGCAGCTAATTCTTATATAAAAATACAATTAATAGAGTCAGCTATAGAAGAAAACTATAATAACTATTCTTATACTAAATTAACAGATGTTATTAACAATTTTATTGTAGGTTACGTAGGTATTGGTAAACTTATACCTAGCGTAGAAAGAACTGATGTTATTTTTCATGCAAGGCGTGGTTTACAAGAGTTTAGTTATGATACATTAAAAAGTGTTAAATCACAAGAGCTTTCTATAAACAGCGCGTTAAATGTTATTATACCACAAGACTATGTTAATTATGTTAGGTTTTCATGGGTTGATAAATTAGGTATTCAACACACTATATATCCAGCTAATGAGTTAACAACTAACCCTTACGCTAATCCTGTTCAGGATAATACTGGAACGCCTACTCAAGATAATTTTGATTCAAATATTCAAGGTACATCACAAACTGAAGAAGCTTGGTCTACTAATACAAATGAAGCGCTTAGTGAAAACTTAAGCAATATTAACACAATAGATCACAATTATAACGATGGAATACTAGGTCAAAGATATGGATTACAACCACAAACTAGTCAAAAAAACGGATGGTTTACAATAAACGAAAGAGAAGGTAAAATATCTTTTAGTAGTAATTTAAAAGGTAAACTAA